CGGTGCGGCAGATCAATCCTCTGAAACTTTTGACAGCACTGCTGAACCCGTATCAATTCCAGCTCTAACTGGAGATGAGTATTATCTACCAATTAAGAGATCGCCAAACAAATTAAATGGCGATCCTTACCTAACAACTGGAGATTATATTATCATTGATAGTGCAGTTTCTGCTAGCGGTCACCCTGAGATCGTTCAGATTCTTGAAGTTGTAAGATCTGTTGCTCCTTACTACCTAAGAGTTAAGCGTCGTCCATTTGGTGCATTTGGTGGTGTTCTAAGCAACCACCCTGATACAACTCCAATCTATAAGGTTAACGTACAGTTTGATGCTACATGGTTGGAGCAAAATGTTGATGGTTCTGGCGCTCAGGATAACTTCTATCTTGCTGAGTTTGGTGGTAATCTAACTACCAATGATTACATCATCGTCAGCAGAAATGATTCTACTGGAACCCCAGAATACGTTGCTGTAAATACTCCACTAGAGCAAGTAGTTCAGAAGTTTAGAATTAACGACGGTGAAGATTGTGATGATGAGTCGGGTGATGTATTCGTTGTTAACTCTGTAACTGGAGAAACAACTATTGCTGGTAACGTAACCATCAACAATACACTCAAGATTGCTGGCGGTTGTGGAACACTAAGCAACATTAATTTCACTGCTAATAGTGAAGTTCAGAGCAATCTACTAACCAACGTTGTTGTTACAACTCCTGGTAAGACCTTTGCTGATCTTGCAATCGGTGACTACATCGATGTGATTACAAACGAGGCATCACTACAACCTCGCTTTGATACTTTCATCACTTCTATTGATGCTGTCAACAATAAGATCTACATGAGTGCGCCAATGGCGGGTGGTGGATCAGCAAATGTAACATTTGCTGCTCGCAGAAATGAGAAACTTCTCCTCACAAATGGCGAAGAAGTTCCTGTATTCGAGGTAGACACCTGCACTGGAACAACTCATATCGGTTCTGCTTTCGGTAGAGTTGAAATTGCATTTGGTGAGCGTGGTGCATATACCAACACCATTACCAATACAACTGGTATTGTAACTGCATTTGATGCTGGTGAACTTGAGTATGCATACAGCTTCTGGTATGATCCACAGATCCTATCTGATGGTGGTCCAAATACTACAATTAGAGCAACTGTTGCTGGATCTTCAAGTCAGATTCAGATTCCAGTTCAAACTCTGGGTGTTGGAACTGGTGCATTTGCGGTTGGTGATTATGTATTCGTTGGTACTCCAACTGCTGCTTCGACGGGAATTGGAACCTTCGTTGTTGGTTACATTAACAACATTGTCGATGATCCAACAAATCCAACCATTGTTATCCAAGCACCTCCAGATGGTATCACCACAGATGAACCATTTACTCCTGGTGATGACGTATTCTCAACTGGAAACGTAGTCAGAAGACTCATCAAGCACAAGGAATTTGCTAGAGTCATCGATTGTGAGATGAGAACCAGAACAGTTTCTGGCGCTCAATCATCTTACTGTTCCATCATCCTTGATAAGGGTTATGTCGTTCAGCAGAAACTAGACTATCTCGGTTGGATTGCTCTGGTTGATTCATCACACAGAGCAAAGACTTGGGCTGTTGTTGAGGGTAGACTCAAGGGCATCGTTCATACAGCAGTTATGGACGAACAGAGAAAGGATGGTGCTATTGAGTTTAGATCTGGTGATCTAAATGTTTCTTCCGATTTCCGTATGATTGGTGGAAGCCTTGAGATCTTTGATTCTGTCAACCAGACAAGACTCTTTGGATTCGTTAATGATGACGGTCACGCAGATCACCAAGGTCTATTCTTCTGGGATGCTGGTGTCGTTGCTCGTGGTGACTTCTACTTATTCAAGTCATCTGATCCAGAGAACGTAATTGAAGCTCCAGACTCAACTGTTCCATCCTTCTCCGTTGATAACCTCGGAAATGTAACAGCAGAGACAACTCTAACTGTTACTGGTAGAGCGGTTACCACACCATCAACAACTCTAGAACAACTTTCCATCCAAAATCTGGGTCCAAATGGATCACAGAAGTTTGCTATCAAGCAAGATAGTTCAATCGATGCATTCGGTTATAACAACTTCTGGACTTCTACTGGTGGTACTCACACCAGATATATCTCAACTGCATCTGCTGAAGAAGATTTAACTCTACTTCCTAACATCATTTACATGGTAAATACTACAGCATCCTCAACGCTTGTAGTTACTCTACCAACCTCACCAAAAACTGGTGATGTTGTGAGACTGATTGATGTAGGTGGTAACCTAAGTTACAATACTTCCCTTGTGGTTAGAACTGCTGAGACCTCTGGAGTTAAGATCCAGGGAGACAACACAGGAACACTACTTGGTGGTAGATTGACTCCATATCCTTCGGGAGAACTGGTAGTTCAAACACCTAACGCAGCATTCAGTCTTGTATATCTCGGATCGACTGATAGCAACGGACAAGTCGGAATTCCTTCCGCAGTTCAAGGATGGTGGTTAATGGAGGTCTAATAGATGGCAAGCTACAATAGAATCAGGGCATCGAAACAGTCCCCTATCGGGACTATCATGCCCTGGGGCGGTTCGTCCAGTAATTCAAAACTAAATGAAGACTCTATCCCACAGGGATGGTTGGTCTGCAGAGGACAAACTCTACAAGCAAGAGATTATCCTCTTCTAGCACAATTGCTTGGCAATACTTATGGTCCATTCCCTGAACCAGGCGGACCACCTGTAGGTATTCAAAATGCATATCCAAATTATGATGATGATGACCTTTTTACATTGCCAAACCTAAACAATACTGGTATGGTTGATCTTGAGGGATCAAGACTACCACCAGAAACACAGTTGGTTGTCGGTCAATATATTACCGAGAATGGTTCCGATGCCACACCACCAAATATTGCACTATCATACATCGATGTAAACTTTGCAATTGAATCTGATTCTGCTCTTAGCGGAAAAATTACTGGAATCACTCTTGAAGATCCAGCATATTTTACTACTGGTAGAATTATTCCAAGAAAACTTGGTATCGATCATACTCCAGGTCACAGTCATCCACAACCACAGGAAGCTGAATCAAAATATCCCTCTGCAATTCTTGGTGGTGGTTATGTTGGACTATTTGAAGCTGGTAACTTTGACGTTCAAGACTCTGAATATACAACTGTTAGTGCTGAGGCGGTAAACCCATCGGAAAGTGGTGCAGATAGATTCAATCCAGGAACTGCATTGGTTACTTGGTATGATGAAGCTTCATTTACTCTCCCCACAATGAATCAATTTAGGGACTTTACTGCTGCTCCCGCTAACGTTCCAGCAATTCCAGGATCTGCTAGATCCGTTAGTGGATATGGCAACACGGTTGATTATGAAGATCCAAACACTTGTATCATTAACGTCCAAACCCCTGCTGTTTCCTCTCCATTCCCACCTTCTGGTTTATACCAAGGATTTAAAAACTTCTATAGTTCTGGAACTGTTGCTCCATCTAGAGGTGGTAGCACTCTGAAACCATATCCAACTACACTAAACCACAATGCTGATGCGTGGAACTCAGAGTCTTTGGCATCTCACAATCACTTCACGATTGACCTTTCTATGACTAAAGGACAGATGCGAATCCCTGGCACAATCCTCATAAATAATATGACGACAGGAACTATCGCACCTGTCAGTGTTGATAAGGCATTAAGCGTCCAGATCAATGCAAATACACCTTCAGTTACAACTCTGATTATAATGAGGGCATACTAAATGGCAGTATTTTATAACAGAGAAAAATCCAAGATTGGAACTACAACTGGTTCCATTATCAATTGGTCTCGTCAACTTTCATCTAACGATCCAGAAGATAGAAATGTTAGGAGTCAATTGCCTGCTGGGTATCTGAGATGTGATGGATCTATTTACGCTGCTGAAATCTTTCCAGCACTCGCTGAAGTTCTTGGAACAGGTCAGCAATCTAGATTCAGAAAACCAGATCAAACTCTGTTAGATAATCAGTTTCAACTTCCAGACTTTGGATCTAAAAAAATTCGTGCTTCCAGTGGAGCAAACTTGGGAGATTATGTTGATCTTTATATTCAGGATGATAACGATAATACCATTACTAAGTCTGGCGTAGGACTAGAGGTTCAGAGTAATATTGGAACAAGATACGAGATTCTATATCAGGGATCATTCTTTTTGCCAGGTCAAACTATTGCTATCACTGGTGAACCAGGATTCACAAGATCAACGGGTAACTATACCGAAACTACTGACGTTCAACAGAATGCGTTCATTCCTCACGCCCACTTCCATGATGGCAACAGAACAAGAGTCGCGTCATCTACTGGAAATGAATATGCTCCTTTTGGTAGAAACTCTTATATTAGAAAATCTACTCTTTGTGTGCTTGCCTGGGCGAATAACACGAGACAAGACCTCTGCTATTATAATGCAACCAGAATTAGATTGCAGAGTGTAGTGCAGCAAGAAAGTAATGCTGCTAACTGTAGAAGAACTTACTATGCTGGATGTTTCAGTGGTTGTGAATTTACATCTTCATATGAGTGTTTGATTCCATCTGGTTATAACTGTGGATTCCCAATTTGGTCTGGAAATGGTGGTGGATGTCCTGGTGCTGGATCACAGGAAAATGCTACTTGTGGAAATATCCAATATCAAGGTACTGTTGCTGTAAAATGTGAATCTGTTGGATTCCCTGGATGTGCCATTGGTGGATTTATTGCAAACCCAAGAAATGGTCCAGTTTCGCTACCTTCAAACTACAGTGATTCCAACGTTCCATTTGATTCCTTCAAAGATTCAGATCAAGATGCCTTTGCTGCAATCAATAACGTTACAAACCAAGTAGAGGTAGTTGGTAATGATGGATCTCATAGACATTTTGTTAATTTTAATGCTGAGCCACATACATATCAAGTGAATACTCGTCCTACGTTTATTCCTTCTGCTAACCTTGTTTCTACTATTAGCATTACTGTTAATGAGGAGAACAAGGCAGATCAGTTCGTTCAACCATATATCGTACAAGAGTTTCTAATCAAATACTAATGACAGTCTCATATAGAAATAGATATACTTCCTATAAGCAAGAAACTGACGGACAATACGCTCCAGTTGGTTCAATTGTTTCTGTCTTAGTTGATGACTACTCTAGTGGCGCACAATCTCCAGAATATGCATACAGAAACTATCTGTATTGTGATGGAAGGGAAGTAAATATTAGAGATTATCCATATCTGTATAAAGCAGTTGGTAATACATATGGTGGAAATGCTAACGTTACGAGGACGCAACCAACACAAGCAGGTGGTGTAAAAAAATTATATTGGATTAATGGAAAAGCATTTTTCAATCTGTCCCAGGACGGCGGAGTTTCTGGTGGATTAAAATTGCCATATCCATATGGTGTTAATTTCAGAATCATTGATGACACCACAAGAACTCCTGCGGGAAATGGTAGAGGAGCACTTGATGCAACTAATTTCCCATACAATACATTCTTCTCAACAAAAGTGCCAACAGAGAACGTAAGTTCTCAGGTTGCTAGTGATGGTACGGAGTATGCATATGAGATCGTTTTCCCAACGGGACAAACTCCTGTACCAGGGTCAACAATTACATTCACTGCTGGTACTCACCCAACTATTGAATTTAGAAAATCATTTACAGAAAGAGATTTCCCATTCCAAGTAGGAACATTCAGACTTCCTGACTATAGAGATAAGATTGTTGTTGGTTATGGTCCTGTAGATGGAGAAGGATCGCCAACGATTGAGAATGCTCTCATCAATAATGTAGGACAAACTGGTGGTAGATGGTATCTTTCCAAGGATGATCTTCTAGATGGAGGTCTATTCTTCTCAGTTGGTAATGTTAGAACTACTGGATACACAAACATCACTTCTGACATCTTTACATATGTCACTGGATCCGTTGAATACACCTTAGGACCAATTGATGACTACATCTTTAGTAGACCAGTAGAACACTTCCACTACATTCTATCTTCAGAACCAGATGAAGGACTAGAAGCAGAATTTGGATCGTCCCCATCCGATCA